TCTTGGCAGGGCTTGCAAAGATGCAACAACTATTTCGAGGGGGCTATTACAGGAAAGGGGGGGCGATTATACACCCCACTATTGCCAATCGTAGACGCATTGCGGGCAGACTTCGTATGTCCCCCGCATGACGGCGATGCCGACCTTGTTCCTGGTGCTTCGGCGGATTGCCTTCACGGTGAAGCGTTCACCTGGCAAGCCTCCGCAACATTCGCAGTTGCGGACGGAGAAGCAGTTTCGCTCAGGCTCGCCGAATTGATTGTTCACACTCTCAAGCCTTTCGAGTTTCTGGTGGATGTTGTTCTTGTCGGTCATGGTCGTGATTACGAGTGGGTGTAGCCATCAGGCTCGATGACGAACCAGATGCCGTAGGCGGTCTGAGTTCCAGCGGTGGCGTAGACGGATACCGCCTTTTCGCCGATGAGATGGGCTAGCGTGTTCAGGTCAGGCTTCCATCCCTTGATGGGAAGCATCTTCAGAGCCTGTTCTTGTTCGATGGTGAGCGTTGGTTTCATTGGTGTTGGAGATTGATGATGCGGGAGTGAAGGGTGATTTCGGTGTAGAAGCCGAAGTCGTGAGGGATGGTGAAAACTATGCCGTCATTTCCGATAAGCATCTGAACAGCCTGGGCGTGTCGCTTGGCGGTGTAAGGGCATTTAAAAAAGAAAGCGGGTTCAAGGAAGTCAGAGCCTCGGTGATAGCCCTGCCAGAAACTCTGGTCAGGGTGAGCCTTAGCCTTCGGGATGTTCTCCAACTTTGCGGCGAGTTCCATCGCCCTGAACTTTTGAGTGGGGGTCATCGGCGATTCAGTTCAAGGAGTTTGCTGGCGGGCAGGAAGCGTCCGATGAGCCAGAGCCAGTAGGCTCGGAGGGAGCGGCGGGGGCGGGGGAGGTGCATGGTGCTTAGGCGGTCGGCTTGTTCTTCTTCAGGGGGACGACCATCCTGGCGATGTAGATGTCCTCCAGGGTTTCGATTGCCTCCTCCAGTTGCTGACGGACTTCCTCGGGAGGGTTGTGGAGCATGACCCCTGCTAGGTCGGCTCGCAGGTCGTCAATGGTCGCTCGCAGGTGCTGGGTAGTGGGGATGTTCATTGTGTTGCTGGGTGAAAGGTGGAGAGTTAGTGATGAGTGTTGCTTAGTGAACCCATCGTCCGTTTACCATTCCCTTGAAACCCTTAGATGCCAACTCGTCCTCGATTTGAACAAGGTTGAAGTGCATTAGGCGGAGGTCGCTGTTTATGTCGGCCTTGCGGAAGATGGAGGCACCGAGGAGTTCGGAGGACTTTCGTTTGATGGCCTCCGTCTGTTCGGCGTGGTAGGTGATGAGTTCGTTTATGGTCATTGTGTTGCGTGTGGGTGAAAGTTGTTAGGCGGCGAGAGTCTTGCGAAGTTCGTCCGCTTGCTCGTTGCACTCGGAGAAGGAGTGGGTCGTGTCTCCGAATACCATCTCGCTGGCCTCCTGCTCGATAGCCTCGGCGAGTTTGCAGGCACTCTTGTATCGCTTAGAGCCGATGGGCGAGTTGTTGCGGATGTCGAGGCAGTCGAGATACTGCGTTTCGAGGTTGCTCAGATGATAGAGCAGGCAGGCGGTCTTGATGTTCATTGTGTGTAGGGGAAGGGATTAGGCTCGGTCAGCGGCGAACATAAGGAGGGTGAAGTCGAGGTCGGTGAAGAACCTCTGCTTACCCTTGGCGTGGGCATCCACTTTCTCCAGGGCTTCCTCAAGGGTCTTGAGGTTGAAGGTCACCTGGGTGTCAGCCGAGAGGACAGGAGAGGATTCGACCTGGGCCTTGCGTTTGACGAAGTAGCGGCCTGCGGAGGCTCGCTGTTCGGAGGTCAGGGTGATAGGTTCAACGAAATACATAGGGGTGAGGGTGTTGTTGCAGGGTGAGAGGGGATTAGTTCGACTCGGTGGAGTTAAGGAGTTCGACTGCCTTGCGAGCGTATTCCGTTGCGATAGCGAGATACTCGTTTCGGCGTTCTTCGTTCCTGGTTTCGTGTTTGGCGACCTCGGCGTTAACCTTGGCGAGTTCTAGATAAGTCTGAGCGTTCTTGATGTTCATCGGTGTTGGTGTTGGAGGAGAGGGTGATGCTTGTTGCTATGAATGGAAGTGAATCAGGTTGTTGCAAAGGTGCAATAACTATCTGTGCAGGGCTATTACAGAACAAGGGGGGCGATTATACACCCTTAACACCCAACGAAATAAGGGGTTTCCTTATAGGGGCTTGCCCGCAACCTCTGTCGAGTAGCCTGACCTGGAAAGCGTATGCTGGATGTCGGTCAGTTCCAACTTGCTCACAAGTTCGTAGGGGAATCCTCTCAGGACTCCCCTTGCCCCAGCGAACAAGTCAGACCGCCCAGGCATACGGAGTTCGACAGTTGTGCCTTCCTTGCGGGCTTCGTTCACGAACGCTTTTGCGGCGGCAGTCGCCTCCTCCTCATCCTTGAACGGATTGCGGAGACGCATCACAGGATTGCCCGAACCAGCCGTCACCTCCACAGGGCCGCACTCTCCGACATCGTGATAGGTCGCAACGCAGGACTTGTATTCGGTCTGTTTCGTAATCTTGACCTTCCACGAACTCACGGAATCAGCGGAGATGTCGAACTGCTCGGCTTGTCCGTTGGATGTGTTGCCTGGGATGAGGAACAGCATCCTGTTGTCTGCCACCTTGTAAGTAGCACCCTGCCCTACGGCGATTCGGGATAGCAGGTGCGTGTCGCTCTCGTCCGTCTGCTGGACTGTGCCAAGGTTCACGGAGGTCAGGTTCGGGTCAACCTCGGCTGTCAGGCCATGCTCCTGTGCAATTTTGCTGACCAGGGAGCCGATGGTCTGAGCCTCGTGGGTTCGGCTTTTCTTCGTCTGGATGTTGGCGAGGTTCAGGTTGTTATCCGCAAAGGCGGCAGACTTGGATTCAATCACCAAGGCGTTAGGAGGGCCGCTGACGCTGATGGTATCCACTATGAACTTGCCGACAGATTGGAGACGCTGACTGTCAGGCAGGTCGTCTCCTTCATAGCCCAGCAGGATTTCCAACTGCACCCCAGAGTCGGGAAGGGCGAGTTCGGCTTTGCTGTCCTGAAGGACAATTGTGCATGAGTCCGCCTTCTTATCGCTCGTCCTGTCCGTCACGCTGATGCTGATGACATGAGGCTTCCAGAGGTAGGTGATGTCCTCCCCTGCCAACCTGATGGCATATGTAGGGGTCAAGACCAGAGCCGCTTATTGCGGACAGGCTCAGGCTTGATGTCAGGCATAACGATTACCAGACCAGCGGGCATCCTAGGGCCGAAATCAGCAAGGTGAGGGTTCGACTCAAGCACCTGCTCGACCATCCCTGGGCGAAGGAATCCGTAGAAGTTCCACACCAGTTTGTCGAGCATCTCGCCATCGCTTGTCTTGTATTCGGTCGCCATAGGTCAGGCCGAGTATCGCTTGAGGTTCAGGGTGAACTCCAGACGCTTGGCGTTGCCGTCCTTGTCGTGGAGAGTCTCCGTCTGGTCAATGCTCAAGATAACCCAGTCGCCGAGAACTACCCCAGAGGCATTGACCAGGGTCAGAGGCTCGCCCTTGCGACCCATCTCTCGCATCTTGTCTAGTTGCGACAAGCCTCCTCGGAACTGAGGGAAGATTCGACCCCTCAGGGATTTCGTAGGAGCGTCAAGACCAACGAACTGAAGGACAGGGGCGGAGTTAAGCACGGCCTGCTCTGTCCACGAGTAGCCTTCGTTCGATTGAACGGAGTCAGGGGAGGCGGTTGCGAGCGAGAAGCGGAACTCGCCCAGGGCCATCATGGTGTCATTTGACATCGTGGAGAAGTCCCTGTTCGACAGTCAGCCTGTCGATTTCCTCGACCGTGAAATCAGCAAGCGAGCGTTCGTTCATGCCAGGAGCGGCGTTGACGGTCACATTGATGGTTCGGTTCGTGTTGTTGGTCGTGTTGCTTCCTCCTCCTGCGGCGGGAAGGCGTGGGACATAGAAGCCAGAGTTGCTGCCAAGTCCCGAAGAAAAGTTGTTATTCTGAACTCCTGGCTTGTAGTTCTGTTCGTAGAAAAACCCGCCAATAGTCTCGCCAATCTTCTGAGACTTCTCGGCAATCCAATTGAACCCCTCGACAATCTTCAGCGTAAGCCAAGCCATCTTGCCCATAAGCGTAAGGATGATGGGCAACTCATTACCCAAGGTCTTGACCATTTTCCCAGTCGCTTCACCGAACTCTGCAATGAATGTTTTGTTTTCCCTAATCCAGTTTCCGATAGCCCTCATGCCATCGCCTAGCCCCTCAAGCAGAGGAGCGGCAAGCGTGTTGCGAAGGCCGATGATTGTGTTGTTGAAGTCGTTCCATTGGCGGTCGAACTGCTCAGCCTTCTTCATGTCCTCATCGCTAGGCACTAGGCCAGACTCTGCTACACGCTGAGCATAGGAGTTTAGACCAGCCTCGCCCTTGTTCAGAACTCCGAGCAGTCGGGTTGAACCCTTTCCGAATATGTCGTGAGCAAGAGCCGCTTTCGACACATTGCCCTTATAGTTTTTAAAGCCTTCAGCGACAGCCTTGAACTGTTCTTCGAGGTTCATGGTCTGAAGCGTGGTAGCGTCCAGACCGAGTTCCTCAAAAGCCCGCTTCTGTTCCTTAGAACCATCGACCGCAGACTGAAGGCTGTTGGTCAGTTTCGCTAGTTGCTGGTCGAACTTAGCCGCTTCAATGCCCGCATCACCCGCCGCAAAGCGGAGTTCGATGAGGTTCTTGACCGACAAGCCAAGCCCTTCGGCGGCATCCTGGTTGTCGTCTACGAAGTCCGAGAACGCCTTACCAAGTCTGAAAGCACCATAGGCGGCGGCAACAAAGGCGGCGGCTACGGCGGCAACCGCTACGGAGACAGCCCCCAGGATAGGCAAAGCCCCCGCAATGCTCGGGGCCATAGACTGCATGGCCTTCCCGAAGGCGGGGAATCTGACCATCAGAGAAGGAAGGATACGAGAGGCCATAGGCCCGAGGTTCAGTTCCTTCAGAGAGCCGAGCATCTTCATACGCTCTCTGGTCACGATGCTTTTCTTAGCCAGCCTCTCCATCTCGCCAGACAGGTCTTTTGTGTCCACCCCCGCAGAGCGAAGCGTCTCGCCTAGTTTGCGGACAGTCCCCTGCTGTTTGTCGAGGGCGGCACGAGCCTGTTCGACTTTTGTCTTCTGAGCCGCCAGGTTCGCATTGAACTTCTCGGTGGCCTCAGCCGACCGCTTCATGTTCTTAAGGCGAAGCAGTTTGCCGTATTCCCTAAGTTCGGCGGAGTTCTTCCTCTGGGCTTCCTGAAGTGCAGTCTCCGCACTAATCAGGGAGCGAATATCGTTCTCGGCCTGACGCACGGCAGAGAGGCTAGAGCCGAACTGCTTGATGTAGTTCTCAGCGGTGGCAAAGGACTTGCCGAAAGAGCCAGATAGTGCGGCCCCGATTTCAACTGTTGCTGAGAGTTTTTGGGCCATCTGGTGTTTCTTGTTTCGGAAGAACTTCCAGCCAAGCCAGAAGTTCGTCAACTGTCATCAGGCTAATCTCCGAAAGTGACCAGCCTGAATAATTTGAGAGGGCGAGGACTGCTATTCGGCAGTTCCGCTCCTCGATGAAGTAAAACCCTTAACCACCTCCTGAATCTTGGCGTAGTCAGCCCAGTCAAGGTTCTGCACTTCGTCAGGCGTAATCTGGCAGAGGTCGGAGAACAGATGGAGTTCGGCCTTAGCCTCGTCCTTGTTGTTGCGAGCCTTCAGCATATCCCGAACGAGCGGGCGGCGAATGGTGATGGAAGAAGTCTCGATGCCCCCCACCTTAATGGGGTATACGAGATTAATGGTTTCTGTTGCGGAGG